CTACTTTTTGTTTCGTGACTTCTCTTAGATAGTCGGCAAATGTCATCTACAATTACCACACCCTTTCCAGGTAAGAGGCATTTTCGTGGGATCAAAAGTGTCCAACCCATATTTCTTGAGCCTACAGAAACATTCATAGGGATCAGTAATTGCGCCCAGCAACTCTAGGTGCGTTCGCATTCCTGATCCCGAATGCTCTCTCTGGAACATTGCAACCAGTTCTTCTATCGGATTTAGCTCTGTACGTTCCTCCATGTGTTGTAGATATCTCTGCAAATCCATCTATTCGCGCTCCCTCCGGTAAAACAAACTTTGGCAAACGGCAAACTAGCGGTTTTACCAACTATCCTAGTAATACTCAATGCTACACACTTGGATCACTTTGCTACACCATATATCGCACTATGTATTACTAGGATATAGTCCAAATACCGGGGATTTGCAGGGATTTCACCCAAAATGTCCCCTAGTAATACATAGTGCGGTATAGAGAGCGTGTGGTAGAAAACCTGTGTTCGCTTTTTGAACTTTATTAGGGGACAATCGGCCCGCAGCGATGATTGCCCATTGTTACACAGTTCCACAGTGGGCTATCCTCTTCGATCCTCCACTTTGCTGCGCTTTGCTCTCTTTTGGCCTGTTGCCTTTCCTGCTCTAGCTCTCCCTGCCGCTCGATTGCTCCAACTGTGCCCATTGCGAGCACAAAAGAAAGAGCAACTGCGCCGGTAGCTACGCGCTGTTTCACTTGATCCTCCTGTGGTGGTGTACCCTCAAATAACCCCTAATCCAAGTAAGCCTATGGTCTAGTCTCGCTGCGCTCTATGTGTGCAGTATGCCACAGTTAGCGACTAGGGGTTAGTTGAGGGTAGTTACCCCTTCCTGACAACTACTAGGAAGGGGATACCCTTGCGAGTGTAGTGGATGGTCTTACTGAGAATGACGGGGAAACCGTAGTTATGCATTCCCTTCCCTCCTATGTGGCGTATAGCCTGTACTGTGCTGCTAGGTACAGTGTAGGGCTTGACCGTGTTGTTGTCAAGCCCTACCCTCTACCTATCTACTGCGTGTTGCCGTGGATGCTGCCCATCTGTGCCATTAGTGCTCTATCGTCGCGCTTGGCCGCAACGTACACCATTGCGCGCTTGCGCTCTAGTCCAACTCTGCGCGTATGCTGTCTGTGCTGCTTAGACGGCTTCCAGCGTGGTGACACTCTAACCTCAGTGCCATCTACGATGCCCTTCCATCGCAACCCTGCGGGCGGGGCAATGATCGGCTTAGGCGAGAGAGCCTGTACTGTCTGCATCCTAGCGCGTTCGATGCGCTCCTTGCGCTGCGTGCGCGTCTCTGCGTTGCGCTCGTAAAGCTTGTGCTCCATGGTGTACGCTCCTTGTCTGAGCTATGTGGCGCTGAGGCCCTTTCAACTTCCTTGCACTAGGTACTTTACTCTGTCTAGCTTGATTTTGTGGTGACAGTCACCCAGTACCTCCAATTTGTTAATTGGTGTTGTCAGGTCTGGCAACGCGCCATACGTGCCTGTACCCTCTCTCGCATGGATGAAACTAACAAAGACCCACTAGACAATAACGACAAGCTATCCGAGGCATTCTCGTATTCTCCTGTTCCGGACTCTCCTGACAAAGAAGCTGTAGAGGCGAGACTACGTGAGGAGTATGCGAAGTATCAGCAGGCTCTAGAACAGGAATGGGAAACTGGCGTAGCTTACGAAAAGGGTGAACTTACGCCAACGCAGATTAGAGACAAGACGCGGGAACTCTTAACTCAGGGTGTTCCTAAAGCAGTAGCTAGTATGCTACATCTTGCCCAACACGCTCGTTCTGAACAGGTGCAAATGGGCGCTGCTAAGTTCATCATTGAACGCGCAATCGGCAAAGAGGGTACAGGACTCGTTGGCGATCCTCTAGAAACTCTACTCGCTAAGATGCATAGCGACAACAGTGAGTGATTTAGTTCTCACAGGTGCCGCAGTTGGCTTACAGTCCCTAGAGGGTCTACTATTCGATTCCAACAAGCCATTTACATACTGCGGCATCTGTGGTGCAGTTTTTCAACATGAAGCCGACCGCTCTCCCATCAAAGTCTACCAGCAGCAACCAGCAGACTTTTCACACAGACTAGAGAACGTTGCCTTGTTTGCATTAGGCGAACGTAAAAGATGGTCGCAAAAACACGCTAAGTTACACTCTAGCACTGAACATCGCCTTTTAGCTCTTAGTGGTAGGCACTTAACGCCTGAGGCTCAACACAAACTAGCGGCATTTGGAGTAATCGACGTAAAGGGGCTAGTACTGGACGATGAGATTGAACACGCCCTAAATAGCAGTTCAGCAGTGCCACAAAACGACGCGGAGGGTTAAATGCCAACGTACGAAATCATCTGGGAAACAGGTGAGCACAGTTTAGCGAACTACGATAGTGACGAAGAAATGCTGCTAGCAGTAAGTGGACAGCACGAACGAGCAAAGAACGGTCAGCCCGGTGGCCCTGCTGGTCAGCCAGCACTTCGAGCAGTTAAGGTGCTAAAGTACGATAAGGACCCTGGGGACATGCCTGAGACGCTATCTACAGAAGTTGCAAAGGAAGAACTTTCAGCACTGTTGGACGAATTCGCAGAAGATGGTGTTGTAGCACTTGACCGTTTCCCTGAGATTGCCGCTCGCGCACGTAGTAGTATGGTGCCAAGAACTAGCGCCCACGATTCAAATTACAAGATGAAGGAAGTCAAGGAATTCTCGCTAGACGATATTGAGAAGGCGGCGGCGTAAATGGCTGTTATTGCTTTCCAGCGACTTTCACAGCTAGTCACAGACTACGTAATGGGGGCTTCTGGCTCTATTGTGCCTCCAACAGATTGGCGTTTGGCACTAGCAGCCAATAACGTAGGTTCAGGCGGCGGTACAGACTATGCTAGAAACTCGGTGTTCAGTGCATCAGTCTCGGGTACGAACATCAACGAGATTGGTGCAACAACCGCTGCTGGTTACGCTCGACAAACAATTGCGAAGTCGATCAACCAGGCAGGCATTGACTGGGGCACCAGTACGTTTGACTCTACTTTCGCAACTGGCGGTCAGAGCACAACTGCCGACCAAGTTACGTTCGGAGCATTCTCCGGTGCGCCTTCTCCTAACGGTGCAGATTCGTGGGTACTTGCAGACGGTTCTACACTTAACGCAGGAAACCCATACATGGCAGGAGACACTGCTGCTACTAGAACCTTTGCACTTAACGACACGGAGAAAGTTACTGTAACTCTAAAAGCGGGTTAACGATCTTACCCACAAATGCCCCGTCCCGAAGTTGACTTAATGCCGGCTAAGGGACGGGGCTTTTCATTGGAGCAACAATGGCCTTGTACGATCGTCTAGTAGGTTATGCAGACGATGGAACTCTCGCAGAATTTAGAATTCCCATTCATGCATTCTCTAGTCTACTAGCTGAGTTTGCGCGTGGTAGTTTAACTGGCGCAGAAGCACAAGCCGGAATTACATTGGTGTCAGGTGCGCCTTTAGATGCCGGTGAAATTGCTGAGGTTAATGCGCTCCTAGCAACAGTTGCGGGATCAGTTACAGCTAAGATTGCTCGCGCCAATTTAATTAATGACGTACTGATGTTGTCAGAATTTCGTATTGTTCAATACAATACTCCGACTAAAGTAAAAGCTAAACTTGGCGTTTAACTCTCGGGTCGAAGTTCTTACTCAGCCGGGTGCTACTGGCAACCAAACTATTAGCCTGCCCGCAGACTTTGATCCAAAAGCAGTTATCGCGTGGGTTGCACCACTAACTGCCGACGGTAGCATTGCGCACATGAACTACGGTATGGGATTCGCTACTTACCGTGGTGGCGCTGTTCAACAAAGACATGCATACGTACATGGGGTAGATGCTGCTACTTCGGCTGCAAACTCTAGAGGCGGAGGAGCAGATGCACTCCTAAAGCTGCCCATTCCGACTACGGACAACGCAACAATTGATCTTGAGATTGATCTTGTTTCAATGCAAACAGGAGCAACCTCTCAGGTTGTTATCAATTGGGCAAACCTGCACACCACCGCGTCCATTCGCGTGTTCTTGTTAATTCTCGGTGGCGATGACATTACTGATGCCAACGTAGATCAGTTAACAATTACCACCGCAGGAAGTACTCAGGACGAAACAGTTGCTGCTGGATTTGGGCAGCCTGATCTTATTTTCTTCTTAGGTCATGGTAATACTGATGGATCTGCACTAGGCAATGCTATGATATCGTTTGGTTGGGGCAAGAAGGGGCTAGACGGTAGAAGTATTGCATTTTCACAAACAGACGGCAATACAGCTTCTATTGTTGCAGCAGGACAGAGAGCTGATAGATGCTTCCAGATGATCGCTGTAGGTGGTGCATCATATGAAGCAATTTGTAAACTGTCTGCACCAGCTTCTTGGCCTACTGACGGCTTCCAGCTAACTTACGATGCTACTCCAGCTTTTCCTGATATTATGGGCTATCTTGCCCTAAAGGGCAATTTTCAAGTAGCCGAAGGTGCAAACGTTGCTCCTATTACCGGCGGTCTACCTGTTGTTCAAGACAACAACGTAGGTTTTGCACCAAAGGGTGCTATGCTCTTTGGCTGGAACCTTGTAGCCCAAACTACCATTAGAACAACTGACGCCGATCTTGTAAGTATTGGCGTTGGTGCCTACGATGGTACACAAGAAGCTTGGGCTGGATTAGGTACGATGGATTCCAATAGCCAGCAGACAACGGCTAAGGTAAATCGTAACTACGGCCCTAGTGCTGCTCTACAATCCGAAGCTGACGGTGTATTTACAGGCAATAACTTCCGTTTGTCTTGGAACGACATTGATACTGTTGCAAGAGAGTACCATTATCTTGTTCTCGGCAACGCTTCGGGCACTATCTATACTGATAGTAATACTGTCAGGCTTGCATTAACTCCGAGCAGTACTGAACAAGCCGATCTTGTAGACTCTTCTACGGTAACACTCACTCTAACGCCTAGCGGTACTGATACACAGAGCGGGCCTACTCAAGATGCTGGAACTGTAGCACTTAAACTGACTCCGAGCAGTACAGAGGTCTTTGAGCCAATTGACAGTGGAACGGTCTATCTCAAACTAACGCCCGTTACAGAAGTTGAGGGCATCTACATCTTCATTGACGACTTTTCGTCAAACGATTGGAGTTTGTGGACAACCAGCACTAGAGGCACAGGGCCAAACGGCCTATCAGTAGTCAACGGACGAGGCAAACTGTCAATTGCGGCAGGTTTTCCGAATGAAGCTGGTGGTATTGCAGCGGCCTCTACGCATACCGATGCTGATATCGTATTTTCCTATCAGTGGGAAAATATCGTCACTAGTGGTACTGGTAGCTCATTCGGAGCAGAACTACAAGTTTGGGGTAGAGCATCAGGTGATTGGGCAGCAGGTGGTGGAGCAGATGAACGTTGGGCCGATGACGGTTACACACATTACGTCTCTAACTTCTCGGATTCACCCGGTAGCGGTAAAAACCAGGTAGTCGTTAACCTACTGAACGGCGCAGTTACTCTAGTAGGCTTCGTAGACACTAACCCGCCCGTAGATACCAATAAGCGGTGGGTTCGCTTTAGATTCCAAGGTAGTGCAATCAAGGTTAGAAGATGGGACGATGGTAGTGCAGAGCCTTCTACGTGGGATGCAGAATTTACAGATACACTGGTAGGTGGCCCAGGCGTTTTACAGATCAACCTAGTTTCAGAAGCCACCAATCCAGACCCCGCAGTAGTCTATGTCGATAAGATTTGGGTCGAGAAGATTGCTACCTCTGTTGACTATGTTGACAGTAATACAGTAATCCTCAAGCTAACGCCTTTCTCAACAGATGTTTCTGATAAGGTTGATCTTGCAACTGTACCCCTTACTCTTACGCCTTCGGGAACAGAACAAAGAGAGATCACTGATAGCAATACTGTTACGCTGGCACTTACGCCGAATGCTACTGAAACAACTCAAAAACAATATACCGATGCCGCCACCGTAGTTCTTGCATTAACACCATCTGCCGCAGAACTAAGGGAAATCACAGATAGTGGTACAGTTCCCCTAAAGCTAACACCTTCGGCAACTGAACAACGAGAAATCACCGATTCTAATACAGTTCTCCTAAAACTGACACCATCGGGTGTCGATACTGCACAGTTTGTCGATGCTGCTACAGTTCGACTAACGCTAACTCCTTCGGGAGTTGACGAATACTTCGGTACGCAATCAGATACAGGAACGGTAAGACTTTCGCTAGCTCCATCCCCTGTGGAGGTTTTTGAAGCTCAGGACGCGGTTTCGGTCAAACTCAACCTAACACCGAGTACTAGTGAAAGCGCGGTATTTGTTGATAGTTCGACAGTACCGCTACGCTTTACGCCGTCCGGGTCTGATAGCTTTACTCCACTTGATATTGGAACCGTCTACGTTACTTTAACACCCTCGGGCCAATTCTCAAACACAGATGCAGAAACAGTATATCTCAAACTTACGCCACTCACCACCCTTGAACGGCTTGTTTTCTTTGATTCACTGCTTACGGCTACTGTCTCACGTAGATGGGGTGGCGCACTACAGGTTAGACGATGGAGCGGAGGTGCTACGAATAGATGGTTTGCCATGCTGGTGGTTAGAAGATGGGATGCTACCCTTGGAACAAGGCTTTGGTCGGGATCAGCTATTCGTAGATGGGCCGGAACACTAGGAAGGAAGTAAGATCATGGCTATTGTACTCCCACAAGGAACGAAAGAATACATCGTAGTTGATGTAGATGATGAGCTAGACGCAGTTAACAACCTTGCGCCAACTACCCCACAATTCAAGGTGCTGAACCCTGATCCTGATGATGGAGATAAGTTGGCCTGGGCAGCAGTTACCAATATCGACCTAATGAAGCTCTATTGCCTAGTAGATACCTCGGTAGGGCCATGGGCAGCAGGTACATACAGGCTCTTCGTTAGATTTACATCTGCACCCGAGCTTCCAGTTCTCGGTCCATTTGAATTTGAGGTAGAAGCACCATAGAAGCTACAAGGCTTCCTGATGGTACTCGCCCCAGAAAACCGGGTGAGTACGCCTATATTCCCTATAAGGATAAATCAATGTGGCCGGACAACTTCACAGGTGAAGGAGAATGGCACATTATTGATCCCACAGGTGGAATTGGCGCATTGGGCCGTACTACAACAGAGAAGCCTGCTGCTCATACCATAGAGATTCACGAAGATGGTAGCATTACCTGTTCTCCATCACTAGTTATGCCTAGTGGTTGGCATGGCTGGCTAATAAAGGGTGTACTCAGTGGAGCCTGAACGCAAATTACGACTGTTCTCGGAAATGGGCTATACTCCTCATAGCCCAGAACAGTTAGCATGTCATCTTTCCCCAGCTAGATTCAAGATCCCCTGTTGCGGACGCCGTTGGGGTAAAACCACCTTCGGCGGCAATGAACTAACTACAGCAATGCTTGATATTGAGTTGCCAGATTCAATCTACTGGATCGTCGGCCCTAACTACAGTCTTGGCGAAAAGGAGTTCCGCATCCTTTATCGCAACTTGGTGCAGAAGCTAGGTCTAGGAAACAAGATCAAAAAGACCTATAACGTCAAGCAGGGCGATATGCGTATTGAAATGCCCTGGGGCACAATTTGCGAAGTCAAGTCTGCTGATCGCAAAGACGGTCTAATCGGTGAAGGTCTAGACGGTGTAGTAATGGCTGAGGCTGCTTCACACGATGTAGATACGTGGCAGATGTACGTAGAGCCTGCTCTAACAGATAAACTAGGTTGGGCAATCTTTCCTAGTACCCCGCGTGGCTATAACTGGTATCAGGGTCTATGGATGATGGGACAACTTCCAGACTTTCCCGAATATGAGAGTTGGCGTCTACCAACATGGTCTAACGCAGCAATGTATCCAGGTGGTCTAGAGAATCCTGAGATTGTTAGATTGAAGAGAACAACGCCTGAGATTACTTGGCTACAGGAGTATGCTGCTGAGTTTACAGCCTACGAGGGTAAAATCTACACTGAGTTCAATCCGAAGGTTCATGTTGAAGAGTTTGAGTACAACCCTGCATACCGTAACTATCTAGCATTCGACTACGGCTTTGCAGATCCTTTCGTCTGCCTTGATATTATGGTCGATGCTATGGATAACGTCTACGTTTGGCGAGAGTACCAAGTAACGTCAATGAGTACCTGGGAACACGGTCGTGTTATCCGTAACCGAACGAATCCCGAAGGTTATCACATTGACGGGATGTTTGGTGATCCTCGCGGGCCGGACGAAGCTGCGACTCTTGCAATGGTCCTCGGCCCTGTGGTTAGTGAGCCTGTTGGGTGGAAGTTGGGAATTGAGGCTGTTAAGTCGAAGATGATGATTCAGCCCGATGGTTCTACTAAGTTCAAAGTGCATCCTAGGTGTAAAGACCTGATTAGACAGTTGGAACGCTTGCACTTTAGGGAGAGTAAGAATGATAAGAACAATCAGACAGCGAGGGGACTAGAACAACAGCACGACTTTGACGATCATGGTCCAGATGCATTAAGGTACTTCTTTAATCATATGTTCGTTCTTGGTACAGGGCCACGCCTTAGCGACATCTATAGTGCCGCTGATCGCAGGAGTGAGGCATACGATTTCTTTACCCAAAATGAGCCAATTACGAGGGATGTAGCAAATTGGGGCTAAGAGAAACATTCGGGCTTAGTCAAGGAAGAGTCCCTTTTGCGGACTATGAGACTATTCGGGCACTTGCCGATGATCTTGGCATTGCTATGGCAGACCCCGATCCTCGTAGACGAGAAACAGGCACCAGTTATAGCACTAAGGACAAAGGTGCTATTCCTGTAGACCAGGGCGCTTTGATCGAGCAAGGCTCTGGTCGTACTCCTGCTCTAAGAGACGTAGTTCCGGCTCTTGCAAACAGGACGCAGGCTCTCAAGACTTATGATCTAATGGCAAGTAATGATGCTGCGTGTGATGTTTCACTTCGCGCAGGTAAAATGCCAATCGTAGGTGCCGACTTCTTTGTAGAACCCTGGGACAGTAAGCCTGAAAACAGGGTTATTCAAGAGTTCGTAGACTTCAATATTCTCTGTTCTCAGACTTCTCCCTTCCTCAACGTACTAAATGACCTACTCCGCATGATGGAGCATGGTTTTGAGGTAGGAGAGAAAGTCTTTGAAGAACGAGAATGGGCAAGTAGTGGTGGGGCTAACCGCAGAGTATACACCATGTTAAGGAAGATCGCTCCGCGTCTAGCCACTACGATCAAAGACTTTGAATACGACGACAATGGTGGCCCTGTGGGGGTTATCCATAACGCAATCCGCGCCGATGGTAAGCCAGAAGAAGTGAAGATCCCTGTTAGCAAGCTTATCATCGGTACGCACAATAAGCGTGGTGGCAACCTAGAGGGTAAGTCCCTCTTCCGCACAGCTTATAAGCATTGGTACTTCAAGGATCAGCTTTACAAGATTGACGGTATTCAGAAGGAACGTCATGGTATGGGCTATCCGATCGTAGAACTACCGCCCACAGCCAATACTGCTGATATCCAGTCGGCCCTCACTCTTGTTAATAACATCAGAACGAATGAAAAAGCAGGTGCAGTACTTCCTGCTGGTTGGGTACTGCGATTTGCAGATATGCCTGGTCAGCCAGTAGACGTCATGCGTTCCATTGAACACCACAATGGAATGATTATGATGAACGTTATGGTTCAGTTCCTTCTTATGGGAATTTCAGAAGGTGGAGGTAGAGCAACAGCAGGATCACATCAGGACATGTTCACAAAGAGCTTGCGCTACATGGCAAACCTCATCTGTGATATGTTCAACCTGTTTGTGATTCCTCAGCTTGTAGCCTACAACTTCGCAACAGACCAATTCCCGCAACTGAAAGTAAGGAACATTGGAGAAACGAAGGATCTTCAACAGTGGGCCTCAGCACTCGCTAACCTTGCCGCACAGAATCTTATCACACTTGACATCGAAACAGAAAATTGGGTTCGCTCAAAGATTGACTCTCCGCTCAAGTTGGGTACGAGACAAACACCTGAGAATAACGCAAGCGCCACAGGTAAGGGACAAGCCGAAGGTAGTAGTGAGAAGAAGGGCGATGTAGAAGCTGGTAAAGGTGATGCTGGTAACACAGGAGCGCCTACAGATGATAGTGATACATAAATGCTAATTACATTCAACAACGAGAAGTTCTATAGCGAAGATACAGTACGCGCTATGTTAAGGGCCGCAGATCCCTTTAGCGATGTAGAACTCATCATTGCGGAGCATACACCCAAATTGAATCTAAGTGGCCTTCGCCCCGAACAGGAAAAAGTTGCTCAGGGTATGGTTCTGGCTAATTCTCAATTTACGGTTAGCGCATGAAAGACTACGGACAGATCGTAAGTAAGCTTCAAGATACGCCTTGGCTCATTACAGAAGGTGGCCTGCGAACGATCCTACAAATCGTAGAGAGTCATCTAAGTGGCAGCCTTTCAATTGAAGAGATTAGGGCCAAGACCGCCAATGGCGAACGCAATAGAGGTAGTATTCCTTCACAGCAAGGTAGTGTTGGAGTTCTTCCTTTACATGGCCCTATTTTCCCTCGCGCCAACCTAATGACAGAACTATCAGGTGCGACGTCTATGGAGCAGTGGTCGCAGGACTTCCGCGCATTGCTCAATAATGACCGCGTTGATAGCATCTTGCTAGATGTCGATAGTCCTGGTGGTTCAGCTTCAATGATCGAAGAAATGGCTAACGAGATTTTTGCGGCAAGAGACGTTAAGCCAGTCTATTCGGTTGCTAACGGTATGGCTGCAAGTGCGGCGTACTATCTAGCAAGTCAGGCTTCGGAAATGTACGTTACAGATAGCGGCATCGTAGGCTCAATTGGTACGTACATGGTGCATACTGATATGAGCGAACTAAAGGAGAAGGCAGGAGTTACTGAAACGGTCATTAAGGAAGGTCGTTTCAAGGCTGCTCTAATTGAGCCACTTACTGCTGAAAGCCATGCCCATCTACAGGGGATGGTTACACAGTTTAACGACATGTTCCTGCAAGCTGTTGCAAGAGGCAGAGGAACTACCGTAGAAGATGTTGTTGCAAATTACGGAGAAGGAGGCGTAGTTAGCGCGAAACAGGCTCTTGAATCAAACATGGTTGACGGCATTCGCACTTACGATGAAATTCTAAGTGCAATGTTAGATGGTGGTGGCACAGTTACAGAAACTAAGTCAAACGGAGGTTCAGGATTTAGCCTTCGCGCTAGTCTCGATAAAGAGAAAGAGCACTCGGAGCCAGGTACAGGTGTAGGTGGCGAACCTGTATACACTCCACAGCCTGATGAACAAGAAGATAAATTCAAGAAAGGCGAGCGATTACAAAGACCACCGAATATTCCGGAGTTGGAGGATAAGGCAATGGATCGTAATTTCCTAGAAGCACAGGCTACGAAGCTAGGGATTGATTTCAAGGATCTTAGCGACACTGATCTTGCCACCAAGATCAATGAGACTCTTGACGCCAAGCTAGAGCTAGTTTCAGAACTTGAAGTAGCAACAAAGGAAGCACAGAAGAAGGTAGCTTTCGCAGAAGCATATCCAGAAGAGGCAGCTAGACTTGCAAAGCTAGAGGCAGGAGAGCATCTACATGAAGCTACATCTTTTGCCAACCGTCTTGCAGACTTTAAGGTTACCGAAGGAGAAGGTGAAGATGCAAGAGAGACAAGCTTCCGTCTCTCTTCACTTGCCCAGGAGGAAGTCAAGCAGGCGCACGTAAAGCTGTCTCAAGGTAATCTAGTACATGCTGATCTAGAGACACTAATCAAGACAGTTGCAACTGGTGGTGTTGAACAGGGTGAGCGTGGTTCTTCGCGCGAGAACGAAGATAACGACATCGTAATTCCTGCGAAGCGCAAGGACATTCGGCAGAAGTACGCAGATACGGTGGCACAGCTAATGACCGAAGATAAGCTAGATCGTAAAACTGCTATTCAGGAAGTTGCCAAGCGGCATCCTGAACTAGCCGAAGCGTACGTAACGTCATAAGGGGGTGACAGCTAAACATGGCAACTGGTAACTTTATTCAGGACAAGGGGTACGACGCTGCGGTTGCAATTACGAAGTTCCGCGCAGTTAAGTTCTCCGCAGAAGAAGTTGTTACTCCCGTAACAGCCGCAACAGATGTTGCATGTGGTGTAGCACAGGTTGGAGTAACTGCTGCTGAAATTCTAAAGGGTAAGGGTGTTCTAGTACGACGCATGGGTGCAACAGAAATGGAATGTTCGGCTGCAATTGCAGTAGGGCAGCTTGTTTCAATGGCTGCTGACGGACGTTGTAAGCCTGCTGTTGCAACAGAACGTGTAATTGGCGTGTGTGATGAAGCTACTGCTGCTGCTGGTGAGCGAGCAAGAGTCACACTTAACCTACCTGGCAACATTCTAGCATAAGAGGGGGTGAATGACTAACAATGTATGATCCCGGTACACTATACAGTGACCCGCTACTAACCAGTTTCTCCATTGGTTATCGACCACAGAATCTTCATGGTCAGCGGCTCATGCCGTTTGTCGAAGTAACTTCACCCTCTGGACGTTATCGTGTATTCGATCGTTCACACTGGTTGATGCATCCTGATCTTCGTGTTCCTGGCGCAGTTGCCAACGAAATCAGTGGCCGTAAGTGGAGCGAAGATACATACAAGACCAAGGAGCATTCGCTACAGGCTCCTGTCTACGATGAAGAGGATCAGTTCCTTAATTCGCAGGGTGGTCTTGCAAACGATGCATTCGGCGGGCCAATTCAGATTGACCCGATGGAAGATGCAACAGAAGCAGTTACTACTTCTATTCTGCTTCGGCATGAGAAGCTAGTAGCTGACACTGTACGCAACACTGCACTTTATCCTGTGGGCAACACCATTACTCTAGGTGCTGCCGATCAGTGGGATAACTACGCAGGTGCAACTTCCAATCCGATTGACGTTCTTCGTGCAGCAGTAGCAAAGATCACTGGTCTAATTGGTGTTCCGCCTAACCGCATGGCACTTCCGCGCATGGCTGCACCTTGGCTAGAAAACCATCCCGACATCGTAGCTCGTTTCATTAACTTCTCTCTACTCGATGCAGAAGCATGGCGCAAACTA